GATGTATAGGATGCTTGAAGATGGCACGGCTAAGTATGTCACAAACCATCGTAGAGATTGGATTCATGTGAAAGATGTATGCCGTGCAATTAGATATTTGGCAACTAGTGACGTAACCGGTCCAGTTTCCGTTGGTACGGGTGAGTCGGTTTCTGTGAGAGAACTGGCAGAGAAAATGGGCATGGGTCACTTGCCGGTTAAGGAAGATACGCCAGGAGAACGTATGGATAATGTCGCGGATACAGAACTTTTGAAGAGCATTGGTTGGTTTCCAACTATAAATATTTTTGACACGGTAGTTGACAAAACCGTGTAATTTGCTATAATTGGCTTAAATATAATGCTGTAATGGAAACCTATCTTCACCATGTCTTATAAACCATATTCACCTGAGTGGCATCGCAAGAGGTATCTCAAAGAAGCAATCGATACATACTTCGATGACTACGTGGATAACGAAGTGATCTACGAAGATATTATGGATATTCTAGGTGCTAGGATGTCTGCTGCGGTTAATGAGGTTAACAAGGTTCTTGATTTAAAAGACAAACTCAAAATTAACTAGTATGCTTTCTACTCAATACAGACTTAGACTTGAGTCCATTTGCAGATGTATTGCGAACAAAGAACAAGTTCCTTTGGAAGATATGATCTGGGCAGAGAAACTTGCTAAAGCACACACTCTTGCAAGAGATTGGTTGCAGAAAGCAAGACGACAAGCCTCTCAAGATATTGAAGAAGGTAGTACAGACGATTTTTTGAATAGGATGGGTTTAGGAGACCCAGACCCATCCAATCACAAAACGGGTTTCGATGGTGCTGATGAAATTGTAGATTGGTTTAATAGAGATAAACCAGATGACTGGAGACAACGTGACTAATGATTTTCTAGATAATTTAGGTGCTAATCAGTATCTAAAAATGCATAATAAAGAGAGACCCAAAATGACTAAGTTCTTAATGTTTACAAAAGAATCTTGTGGACCTTGTGGTCTCGTTAAGAGATATATTGGTGCTCTCGAAGATTCACGCGAGAGTGTTATTGAAGAAATTTATCTTGAAGATGTAAGTGACGTGCCTATTCCTGAAGAGAATCTATCACTTGCCAAAAAGTATGGTGTGACTGCTACTCCAGTCCTTGTCATTACTGATGGTGATGGTGAACTTTTGGAGACCTATATTGGTGGTCTACCCATCACTCAAAACATTCGTAAGTTGTGGGAGAAGTATGATGTTTGAAAAGATTACACCTGAAACCTACGAAAAGATGAATGAGGAGTTTGAGGAGGAGGGACTTGCTTTCCGAATCATTGTTCCGACTCAAGAACAAATTGATGAGTGGAGGAAACGTGATTGACGACAATTTTAGAAAATATTCTGTTGATACTCAACTAGATAATATATGTCAAATTTTGGGTGGTGAAGTGAAACGTTATGTATGCTGTGACAGAACTAACGAACATCATAAAATTGTAATCGAGTACAACCACAAGAAAAAATGATTCAAGCACTAGTTTATGGCAACGGCGGTCAAGAATCTGAACGAGCAGTTATGGTTCTTGAAGCATGTGGTCAAGATGTAAAAGAATTTTTATTGGGTGTTCATTTTACCCATAAAGAATTCAAAGCAGAATTTGGCGACGAAGCAGAGTATCCTCAAGTTGCTATTGGTTTAGACCATCGTGGTACACTGAAGGAAACTCTAAAATACATGAGCGATAAAGGAATGTTTTTATGACTAAGAAGACTCTTATGGTAAAATCTGGTGATACGTGGGAGTATGAAGAGACTCCCGAATTACTAGCAGCACTGGCTAAGTTACATGGCACAACTACCAAACTGGCAACACCACTCCAAGAAAAACCAAAAAAGAAAACTCAAACCTCAAGCGATGAGGGCGAGGCGTGAATCGCTGCGCCACTTTAAGAACCGTCATATGACCTCGCCTAAAAGGCGGGGTTCTTTTGTATAATACGTTCATCAGCAAAGAACACATGGTAGTCAAACACGAAATCAAGTCTCAACTCGCTAAACTACTTGCGACTGAGGACCTGGTGGTGGAGCACAAGCAAGTTGAAACTGCTTGTTTCAATGTTCACACTCGTGTGTTGACTCTTCCTATGTGGGAGAAAGCAAGCAATGTTGTATATGATATGTTGGTTGGTCACGAAGTGGGTCACGCTCTCTACACTCCTGATAGCAATTGGATTGCGGATCGAAAGATTTCTCCTCAGTTTGTCAACATCGTAGAAGATGTTCGCATTGAGAAACTGATGAAGCGTCGGTATGCTGGTATCTCCAAGACTTTCTATCGTGGATATGAAGAACTTCACACTGATGACTTCTTCTGTATTGAGGGTGAAGATGTCAACAAAATGAATCTTGCAGATAAGATCAATCTGTATTTCAAGATTGGAAACTTTATTGATATTCAATTCAATAACTTTGATGAAAGTCGCATTGTCAAGCGCATTCAAGATTGCGAAACATTTGACGATGTTCTTGATGCTGCAGAGGAACTGTATAATTATTGCAAGGTAGAGCAAGAAAATACGAATCAGGTAGTTTCCGACTCCAACACCAGTAACGAAGAGACTGAACAATCTCCACAAAGTTCTAGTCAAGATTCTGAGAACTCTCAACCTGATGATGTTGAGGAAGGTCGTGAATGGTTTACTGATGATGATCCTGAGAAGCGGGAACCTAAGGAAAGTGATCCTGCTCATCTGGATGTTCCTTCATATCAGAATGATGAACCCACAGTTTCCACGATGGATTCTCTTGAAGAATCTCTCAAGGATCTGATTGACATGAATGCTATGGAGAGTGTTTATGTTGAACTTCCTAAAGTTGATCTTAGTCGTATTATTGTTCCAAACAAAGATATCCACACTCGTTGCACAGAAACTTGGAATGAGTATCTTGAAGTAGTAAAAGAAAATGGTGGAGATCTTTACAACACTCTAGAAACATTTGCCTATACTGATGAGGAGTATGCCAAATTCAAACGATCCGCAAACAAAGAAGTCAACTACCTCGTCAAAGAGTTCGAGTGCCGTAAGTCTGCAGACTCTTATGCTCGTGCTACTACTAGTCGGACTGGAGTTCTCGATACAAGCAAGTTACACACTTATCGATACAATGAAGACCTTTTTAAGAAGGTCACGACTCTAGCTGATGGTAAGAATCATGGTCTGGTCTTTGTTCTTGACTGGTCTGGTTCTATGGGTGATGTGATTCTTGATACTGTCAAGCAACTCTACAACCTCATCTGGTTCTGCAAGAAAGTCAATATTCCTTTTGAGGTCTACGCATTCACTTGTGAGTATCCTGTTCTACGTCCTGCAGGAAATGATGGTTATCTGATCTCTGCTTACGAAAAGAAAGATGGTTTGGTTCAGATTCCTGAGTATTTCAGCATGATGAATCTTTTGACCAGCAAGGTCAAGGCAAAGGAACTGGATGAACAAATGCGTAATATTTTCCGTATTGCTAGATTCTTTGGTTCTTATGTTTCTAGTAAAGTTATTCCTATGGGGATGGGTCTCTCTGGAACTCCTCTGAATGAGGCAATCGTTTGTCTGCATGAAATTATCCCTCAGTTCAAGAAGGAAAACAAACTGCAGAAAGTTCAGTGTGTGATTCTTACTGATGGTGAGGCACCTCCAGTCAAGTACCACAAGACTGTTCAGCGGCATTGGGAGTCTGAACCATATCTTGGAGTTCGTTCTCTCAACCTTCTGTGTCGTCTTCGTAATCGTAAAACTGGTAAGACCTATACCTTCAGTGAAGAGTGGTGGAACTGTACCAATACTTTCCTCAGGGACATTCGTGACACCATGCCTGATGTAAACTTCATTGGTATTCGTGTGTTGACTCCTCGTGATGCTGGATCTTTTATTCGTATGTATCATCAGGTCTTTACTCCCGAACATGCGAATTTGACATCCCAATGGAAGAAAACTAAATCTTTTGCCATTAAGAGTTCTGGATATCACTCCTACTTTGGTTTGTCTTCTAATGCTCTGGCACAGAACTCTGAGTTCGATGTCAAGGATGATGCCACCAAGACTCAGATTAAATCTGCCTTTGTTAAAAGTCTTCGTACTAAGAAGATGAACAAAAAGATTCTGAGTGAGTTTATTGAACTCGTTGCTTGATAAATAATTGAAAATACAAGATTAGAAACCATGTCTAGATTCGGAGAACTTATTGGTGTAGATGAGCCAAAAGCAGCGCCTGCCCCCGCACCAAAACCTGCACCTAAAGCAAAGGCACCTGCACCAAAACCTGAACCCAAAGCAAAAGTAGTCTGAGTCCGGTTTTAAATCTGTCACACGGGGCACTGAAAGGTGCCCCTTTTTTGTGTATAATAACTTCAGTTAAACAAACAACCTAATGGGACTGTCCAAGCAAAACATCATCGCTTCTCTTCAAGATACTTACGGTGAATCCGTTACGTCTGGAGATATCAAGGGATGGTGCAGTATGCATGACATGAACTATCAGACGGTTACTAACAAACTTTCCGATTACAAAGTTGGTCGTGGAAAGTGGAATCTGACCATTCAAGAAAAACTGGAACAGACCTATCAGGCACCTCCTGCTATGCCTGTGATCGAACAAAACCTTATCCCTACTAAAGATGATACCTTCGTCAAGTTTGGCAATTTTGGTGATCTTAAAAAGATTATTCAGTCCCGTGTATTCTACCCTACGTTTATCACGGGTCTCTCGGGCAACGGTAAAACGTTTTCTGTTGAACAAGCGTGTGCCCAACTCGGACGAGAACTCATCCGTGTAAACATTACTATCGAAACTGATGAAGATGATCTCATTGGCGGTTTCCGCCTTGTTGACGGTGCAACCGTCTGGCACAATGGACCAGTCATTGAAGCACTCGAACGAGGAGCTATTCTGCTCCTTGACGAGATCGACCTTGCCTCTAATAAAATTCTCTGTCTCCAAAGTATCCTTGAAGGAAATGGAGTCTTTCTCAAAAAAATTGGCAGGTTTGTTCGCCCCAGTGCAGGTTTCAACGTCATCGCAACCGCAAACACTAAAGGTAAAGGTAGCGACGACGGACGATTCATTGGAACTAACGTGCTCAATGAGGCATTCCTTGAGCGATTCCCAGTGACCTTTGAGCAGGAATATCCTACTGTCTCAAACGAAGTGAAGATTCTTGAGCGAATCTCTCAGTCTCTGAATGTTGACGATACTGACTTCTGTAAGCGTCTGGTCGATTGGGCAGATATCATCCGTAAGACTTTCTATGACGGTGGTATTGAGGAGATCATCTCTACTCGTCGTCTGGTTCATATCATCCGTGCTTATTCTATCTTTGGTAACAAGGCAAAGGCAATTGAAGTCTGTGTCAACCGTTTTGATGATGAGACCAAGACTGCCTTCATGGAACTGTATGATAAAGTTGATATGGATGTAGATTTTGAACCCACCATTGACGAGGAGGTAGTCTCCTGATATAATGACTAATGCTTGGTCTCTTCTTCATGAAACTATGTTTGGTCCCGAAGACGAACACAATTTGACTATCTATGCTCCCATGAACAACAATCCTAACCGATACAAATATGATGAGGAAAGTATCCTCAAGGAATTGAGTGATTATATTTCTGGCACATACAATGCTCATTACTCTGCCGGTGATGATAAGATTCAGACTCTGGATCTGATTGAGGCATGTGGTGACGGCGAAGCATTCTGCCGATCCAATATTCTCAAGTATGCCTCTCGTTATGATAAGAAAGGCACCGCCCGACGTGACATTATGAAGATCTTGCATTATGCTGTGCTTCTGATGCATTTCAACGACAAGAATGCAAAACGTGAAACTTACCCCCAGTGATGAAATTGAACCCCAATACTATGAAACTGTCTGACAACACCCTCACCGTTCTGAAGAACTTTGCTGGTATCAATAACTCGATTCTGGTGAAAGAGGGTAAGCGTCTTCGTACAATTTCTGTTGCTAAGAACATCTTGGCAGAAGCAGAGATTAAAGAAGACTTTCCCAAAGACTTTGCCATCTATGATCTTAATCAGTTTCTCAATGGTCTGAGTCTGCACCAAGATCCTGATCTGGATTTCAAAGAAGATTCTTACGTCACTATCCGTGAGGGTAAGCGTCGAGTCAAGTATTTCTTTGCTGATCCTAATGTGATTATTTCTCCTCCGGAAAAGGAGATTAATCTTCCCACTCAAGATGTTTGCTTCCAACTGGACAGTTCTACTCTTGAGAAACTTCTCAAAGCAGCAGCAGTTTATCAACTTCCTGATCTCTCCGCAGTTGGTGAAGCAGGTGTGATCAAACTGGTTGTTCGTGATAAGAAGAATGATACTTCTAACGAGTTTGCCATCGTGGTTGGTGAGACTGATAAAGAGTTCTCATTCAACTTCAAAGTAGAAAACATCAAGATTATTCCTGGTGCCTATGACGTAGTTGTTTCTTCTAAACTTCTTTCTGAGTTTAAGAACACTAAGTACGATCTCAAGTATTACATTGCACTTGAACCTGATTCCACCTTTAATTGATTATGAGCGATTTTATTTGGGTTGAGAAATATCGTCCCAAAACTATTGATGAGTGTATACTCCCTGACAATATTAAGAAAACTTTTCAAAGTTTCCTAGATAAAGGTGAGATCCCGAACATGCTACTGGCGGGACCTCCCGGTATCGGCAAAACAACAGTGGCGAAAGCACTTTGTAAGGAATTGGGAGTAGACTGCTATGTCATCAATGGATCCGATGAGGGACGTTTTCTCGATACGGTCAGAAACAATGCGAAAAATTTCGCTTCGACCGTCTCAATTTCGTCAGATGCTAAACACAAAGTCATCATTATTGACGAAGCTGACAACACGTCCAACGATGTACAACTCTTACTACGGGCGTTTATTGAGGAGTTTGCTGGCAACTGCAGATTCATCTTCACCTGCAACTACAAAAACAAAATCCTCGAACCACTTCATTCCCGTACAACAGTGGTTGAATTCGGAATTAGAGGAAAAGACCGACAATCCATTGCCGCCCAGTTCTTCAAGCGACTCCAAGAAATCTTGGATTCAGAAGGTATTGAATATGATAACAAGGTCCTGGTAGAACTGATCAACAAACATTTCCCTGATTGGCGTCGTGTTCTCAATGAGATTCAACGTTACTCGGTTAGTGGAAAAATTGATGCGGGTATTCTTGCTTCGTTCTCTGATGTTGCTGTAAATGAACTGGTCAAAAATCTCAAGACTAAAAACTTTGCTGAGGTACGAAAGTGGATCGTTAGCAATCTGGATAATGATACTACTGTACTTCTCCGTCGCATTTATGACTCTCTTTACGAAGCCTTGGTTCCTGGCAGCATTCCTGCTGCTGTCCTTGTTCTCGCTAAGTATCAGTATCAGGGAGCGTTCGTAGCAGACCAGGAGATAAATATGCTTGCTTGTTTAACCGAAATTATGGTGGAGTGTGAATTCAAATGATTGAGTTTCTTATTGCCTGTTCTCCTGCTATTTCTCTACCTGGTATGGGTCCTCCACCAACTACTAATTGTGGTCCTGGTGATATAGAACTTGTAGAGGATGTAGAAGAAAAGGGTAGAGATGCAAAAATCCCTACACAACAGATAACTATTTTTGATTGGAAAATTTCATTATGATTGATGTAAAACTGATTCGTATGATTACCGGTGAAGAAATCATCGCAGAGATTGTCTCTGAAACTGATGATACTATCACCCTTCAAAATGGTCTTGTAGTTCTTCCTAATCCTCAAGGTGTAGGATTCGCTCAGTGGGCAACTGTAATTAGTAAGGACAAACCTGAAATCACTTTGGATAGAAAGCATACTATCTACATTGTGGAAGTTCAGGAAGATGTTGCTAAGAAGTACAATGAGATGTTTGGAAGTAAACTTGTAATGCCCGAAAGTAAAAAGTTGGTATTCTAACTATGAAAAATCCTAGACAGAAAAAGTCCAGAATGTATTATTACTTCTGGAGCGTCATGACCATCACCGTATTTTTAGGACAACTTTATGTTGGAACTGGATATCGAGTTCTGCATGGAAGTATGCAAGATCTAATTAATAAAGTTGATGGAGTTCTCCTTAGGAGTGAAGACCCATTTAGGGGTTCTCTATGAGTCTACTTAAAATCGATTGCAAGAGTCTAGTTGAACCAAGAGTAAAGACTACTCCAGAAAATGTTCAACAGGCAAACGAAGCACTGTTTCGTGCTAAAATGACTCTACCCGCTGCTGCAAAGCATTGTGGTATGACCCACAAGGAAATGAAACTGACCTTCTGGGAATTTTTGAAATATAACAAACCTGATTATGAAATCCCTGAAAACACCACTGAGATATCCCGGCGGTAAGAGTCGGGCATGTACGAAATTAGATCAATTCTTTCCTGATCTTCGTGATTATAAGGAGTATCGTGAACCATTTCTTGGTGGTGGTAGTGTTGCCATTCATATCACCAAGAAGTATCCACATCTTCAGGTCTGGGTGAATGACCTGTATGAACCTCTAGTCAACTTCTGGAAGACTCTGCAGGATGATGGGTATGCTCTCTACAAAAGACTTCAAGAACTGAAGTCTAGATATCCTGATCGTGGATCTGCAAAGGGTCTATTTCTTGAAGCAAAGGAACTTGTAAATGATGATTCCGTATCCCCTCTATATCGCGCTTGTGCTTTCTACGTTATTAACAAGTGCTCTTTTTCTGGTCTCACTGAGTCCTCATCCTTTTCTGCCCAAGCATCTGACTCAAACTTCTCAATGCGAGGAATTGAGAAACTAACAGGTTACTCTGAGATTATTAAGAACTGGAAGATTACCAATCTTCGGTATCAAGAACTTCTCAGTGATGATAAAGAGACTTTCCTTTATCTTGATCCTCCATATGAGATTGGATCTAATCTTTATGGTAAGAAAGGATCTATGCACAAGGGATTCGATCACGATGGTTTTGCTACCATCTGTGATCGATTTATTTCTCCCCAACTTATATCTTATAACTCTTCTCAACTTATCAAAGATAGGTTCAAAGAATATAAGACGGGAGAGTTTGATTTAACTTACACCATGCGTTCTGTTGGTGAATATATGCGAGAGCAAAAAGAACGTAAGGAACTTTTACTTTTTAATTATGAAATTGAGGCAAATGTATTATGAATGATCAACCTAACGATTTGTGGGAAGATATGGCAACACTAAACTCTCTGTACGAAGAGTTGTGCTGGGACGCGATGGATATTCTTGAGTTCAGCCCTGATTACAAGAACAATTGCATCGTCATTCGTAATAAGACTATGGACGAAAAGAATGCCTGAATTGAAAGATTGGTTGAATAGTATCAATCAGACCAAGAAGAATCTAATTGATGAAGATTCTCTATTGGAAAAAGAATATCCTCCGTACATTATTAATAGATGTTTCTCCGGACATCTTGATGCTGTAATGTTTGCGAATGAGATGAATCGCTATGCATTCTTACCCAAAAAGATGCAATATGATTTCTATCTAAATAGTCTGAGGAAAAAGAAGAGGTTCTCTCCCTGGCTCCGAAAAGATAAGGTTGACGATCTAGAAATCGTCAAACGTTATTATGGTTACAGCAATGAAAAGGCTTTACAAGCTTTAAAGATTCTAAATAAAGAACAACTTAATTTTATAAGATCTAAATTTGAGACTGGAGGAAAAAATGAGCGTCGTTAAAG